CAGAACCGTGTGCAGGCGCTTGAACACGTCATCGACCGCCTTGGGCGATGAGAACCAGACCTCCGGCAAGTGCTTGGGGCCGTGGTAGAGCTTCACCGTCCCGTCAGGGCCTCGCGTGAGGGTCTGAGCAAGCTCGGTGAGTTGGCGCTGCTTGTCCCAGTAGCTGTGCATGCCCCGGATGCGGCCTGCCAGCTTTCCCCGGCGGGCCTCATAGGCGATGCGCTGGGGAGCGACCGTCACGGGGCCCTCGTAGGTCTCGAAGACGTTGGGGAGGTACGGGGTCGCCACGCCCCAGTCCGTTTGGCGCCAGTTGATTCGGTAGGAATCCTCGTCGAGCGACGTGGTCCCCACGATGATGTCTGCCATGAGGCCTCCAAGATTGAACCCCTGGCGCAGGGCCAGGGGCTATCGTCCGTAGTCGATGAAGTCATAAGTACAGGTCACATCGCCAGGCCCGCCGCCGTCGCTCATCCCCCACAGCAGGAGGTTGCGCTTCGTCCCGTCCATCATCGGCACGCATACCGTATCACCCAGCTCGGCGCGATCGTCGAACGGAGCAACCACCCTGTAGGTTTTTCCGGCCCGTAGGTATTCGTCCTGGTGCCGCTCGGAGTAGTCGCGGGTGTCCTGCTGGCTGATCGCCGTCATCGGGAGCACCTTCTCACGGGCCTTGCTCGGGTAGAGCGGTTGGACCCGCTTGAGGTAGGCGGTGGGGGCATAGCGGTAGGACTCGCGCTTAGCCGGATCAGGCTGGCGCCAGATTGAACCGAACTCGTCAGGGCCGTTATTGGCCGGCGCAAGGTCGGTGTCGTCCGTGAGAGCCGCCCGCCAGTAGCCGGACTTCTTGGTCAGGATCTCGATCTCCGAGCAACTCGCCCGGGTCAGGAGTGTCCCCGGCTCGTAGATCCCGTCAGTGACGTCTGTTATGCCGATGACCAAGTAGCCGGCCGACGACGTAACGACTCTAGCAATCTGATCGGCCGTGATCTCCATGGTCCCCGACTCGATCGGGGTCATGTTGCAGCCGGGCAGCACGTACCAGGGTCCCTCCTGAATGTCCATGCTGGGGGTGAAGAACGCCATGACCAGCCCGTTGCCGGTAATCTTGATGCTATCGATTAGTGGGTGAATGGTCGACGGTACCGGGTCCGGGATCTTGAAAATCACCGTGAAGGCATCCGCCCACGCATGCGGGGTGGCGGATCGGCCTGCGTCCCTGTTCGTGTCCGTGATGTAGTGGGGGTTGTCGGCATCGTCGATGAGGTAGAGCCACTCGCCGGCCAGGTTCACCGGCCGCTCAGCCTCCGCGATCACGGTCACGGCGGTAACGGGCTCCGGATCATCCACCTCCTCGACGCTCTGGACGCCCGCCAAGGTCCAGTCGGCGGAGACCTTCTGGCGGTAGGGCTTGATGGAGATCTTGCCCTCTGGCGTATCGTGGATGAACGTGTTAGGGGACATGGCCTGGTCCTTGCCCTCGGCAAGCACGTCCGAGAGGTCGTAGCCGCTCCACGTCCGGTTTTTGACGTAGACGCCAGTGGGCTCGGTGATGACCTCTGAGGGGTCGAATAGCCCCGTCTCCGTGGTCAGGATGCTCTTAATCACTTCCTCGATTCGATTGGCATCCACGTCCTCGCGGATGTAGCCGACGCCCCCAAGGAACGAGTCGATGTAGACCTCGTCGGAAAAACTCCAGACTCGGGGAGTCGGCACCGCGATACCAAGGGAAGGGTACGCTTTGAGCAGCGTCCGGTTCCATTCGGTCCCGTCGGACCCGCCAAGGCCGGTCCAGAACTGGTAGATCCTGTCGTCGTCCCACGCGGCGATCGCCTCGGTGGTCGGGAGCCATACTGGATCACCTTTGGCAATCCCGGTCGGCAACGCCCCGACGATGTCCTGCCAGCCATTCACATCGGCAACGCCCGAGCGCTCGACTTGATGCCTCACGCCATCGGAGGTGACGACGGAGATGTAGTCATCTTCGGCCACATAGTAATCCAGCCCATAGCCGGTTCTGTCAGCGAGTTGGATCCGGTTAGGCGTGCCCGCCTCAAAGTCGAGAACCCATGTGTGAAAAAGATCATCGTAGTCCCGCCCAATCGGGAGAGTGATGAAGCCCCCGCCTGAACCCAGGAAGGGGATCACGAAGCGCTCCAGGGCGTCGTACCAGATAACCCGCGTGTCGGCAGGCGTGGTGATCCAAGTGATCACGATGGGCGTTTTGGTCCGGTCAACAGAGTAGTCGACCCCCTCGTTGTAAAAGCTCGAGTAGGTGGAGTCGGTGAAAACCAGAACATCCCCCGTCGTAGCACCGCCGAACGGAATCTGCTCTTCGTCGGTCGCGGCGATGGGAACCCCAGGAGTCCATTCCTTCCACTTCCCGAGCCCACGGAGCTTGATGATGCCGTCCTGCGTCACCGGGTCGATCCGCAGGCTGTCCACCCGGAAGCCCTTGGCCTTCTGCAGCATGCCGAAGGCCTCGAGGGTGATGCGTTCGATGACCGAGCCCGCCTCGAGCTGGCGATCGATCCCATCCTTGTCGATGATGCCGACGAAGTAGGGGTAGACCACACCAGCGATGATGCGGGAGACCTCGAGCCGGTGGTACTGCCGAGGCCGGATGCCCGCGGGTAGCATCGCGAATAGCACGGTCAGCGAGAGGCTCCACGTGCCGCCGTCCACTGCTCCCGACCGTTGGCGGTCCAGCACGGCCCGTCCGGGGAGGACGTGGCGATTGCCGTCCTGGTCGATGATGTGGAAGACCCAGCGAGGCTTGAGGGTCCGCCTGGCGATTTGCTGAATGTAGGCTGAATCCACGATGCGCATGGGGCCTCCAAATAGAGAACCCCCGGCCGGAGCCGGGGGAGTGGTTATCGGTTACTTACCTTGATCGCCCGGTCAGAGGATCCTTCCCTCCGCGTGCCAGGCCCACCTGAGCGGAAGTAGGCATCCCTCGGCGCAGACGACCAGAGATCCTTGAAGTTGACGATCACGTTGTAGCTAGGGGTCTGGGGGCTAGAGCCAGGGACAACCCTGTCTCTATCTTGGTCTCGGTTTTCGAGTTCGATGCCTTCGGCCAGGTTCTGGAGGGCTTGCACAAGCGTGCCCCACATCCCATTCCCCCTGGCGTCTCGCAGGACCTCACCGTAACGCCCCTTCTCCAGGCTATCGAGGTCGTCACCGCTGATTTCACCATCGGAGGCATAGAGCTTCGCGCTTTTGGCGAATTCAGCGAGCGTAACAGCATCATGACCGCCAGACACCTTTGAGACGCCTGCGAGGCTATCCTTGAAGTCGGAGACCCGGCCTTCGATACCTCGCTGCGTGTCGTACTCGGCCTTGAGCGCGTCATAGCGATCCGTACCCTTGGCATCTGCGAGCATCTTCTCCCAGCCGAGCCAGCGGGTTTGGTCAGCAACGGCACTCCCGGCGCCATAGACATCATCGGCCCTCTGCTTGGCCGCGCGTAGTTGCTCCTCGGCTGCGCGGCGCTGATCCTCGGCCGCCTGTTGCTGTGCTCGTGCTGCCTCTGCCTGAGCATTGTCATTTCGATCAAGAATAGCCGCCGCAATCTCACCGCCGATCTTGGTTAGCGCCGCTGCAGCTGCAAGTGCAACGCCAGCCGGCAGCCCGACCACCGTTCCACTTGCTCCAACTGCGGCCGCGCTAAGGCCTCCAGCAATGACATTGGCGCCGGTTCGGGTAACATCGCCACCCGATGGGCCTTCTCCAGTACGGATAGCGTTTGCCGCCAAGCTGCCAACCATATTGGCTGCCTCCTCGGCGAACTTGACTCGCATCTGACCGATATCCTGTTCGGCTCGTTTGCGTTTGTCGAGGAGGTCTTGCTCTTTGCGTTCTCGTTCAGCGAAGTGCTCGTTGAAGAGTTGGTGAACATCGCTTACTTGCTGTCTGTTGATAGACTCTTGGTCCGTTTTGACGCGGCTGACCCGATCGTCGAACCACAGACCTCCGTCTCCGAACTTCATGCGAGTGCGGTTGTTCTCGGACTTGACCTTGGCCTCTTCATCGCGGTCGATTTGGTTCACGCGCTTCCAGTAGAGGCGACGGGCATCGGCTTCCAGCTGAGCGCTGTCATGCGCCTGTTCAATCATCGCGTCCAGATGAATCTTGGCCTGGATACGCTGCTGATCGGCACCAGTAGCGTCGATCAGCAATAGATCTTTCTGCAACTGCTCAGCCAAGCGTTTCTGATCATTGGCTACGCGATCGGCTTCCGCTTTGGCCGTCCGCGCACGCTCATCCGCCTTTCGCTTGGCTTCTCGGTCTGCCTGCTCGCTAGCCTTGGCCTGGTTCTCGTAGAACTTACGTTCATCGTCGCCAGTCTTGTCGGGAAAGAGCGGCCCATAGCCGCCCTCCCTCACCTTCCACAGATTCTCCGCGCGCTTGGAGTGAGCCATCCCAAGCTTGCGCTGTGCCTCCTCGAGCGCCTGGGCGCGCTCGCGCTCCGCAACCACAGGCATGCGCCCGAGACCCAATTTTTGGGAGAGCTTGTCCAGCTCACCATGGGGATCGATGGGCGGAATCTCTACCAAGTTCTTCCAGGTCCACCGCTGCAGCCGCACCCAGATAGTCTCCAGGTCGAGCTTGAGCTTGGTAAGGGGCTCGAACGTGCGGCCGATATCCTCGGCCAGCTTGCGATTCTCGGTGGCAAGTGCGTTGGTTTTGCCCGTCGCGGTATCCATCGCGGCTGCGGCCGACCCTACATACTTGGCGGTTTCTTGCAGCACGCCTTGGAGAATAGCCTCCTCGCGCTGCTCCTGGGTCAGCTTGTCGACCGTCGTACCGATGGATGCCGCATAACGCTTCATCATCATCTCGATGGTCGAGACCACGCCCATGTTGTCCAGCAGCTCGCTGTTGCCCTGCTTGATCGCCTTGGCCATCAATGGGAGCTGCGTGTTGACATCGCCTCCCATGGCAATGATGCCGTCGCGCATCCGCTCGATCAGCAGTTGCTGCTGCTCCATCGACTGGCCCATGGTGTTGAAGATGCGGACGGTTCCAGCAATGGCAGTGCGGGAGGTCAGCGCGTCATCAAACCGGTTGATGGTCTGGGTAGCCTCGTGGATGGAGTTTCCCGTCTTCTCCGTGACGATCCGGAGCGAGGCCATGGACGCCTCGGCCGCAGCAGCCGCAGGAGCTGCCGTTTCGTTCAAGTACTCCCAGGAGTTGGCCAAGGTGGTAACGGCGACGGCCGCGGCCGTCACGGCAAGCCCCAGGGGCACAATGCGACCCGTGAGCGCCGCCAGGGTGGTGGTGGCCGCGCCAGTGTAGTTCTTGGCCTCCATGACGGCGACAGCCAGCATGGAGATCTGCCCAGCCGCCATCGCCACGGAGCCCGCCGTCTTGACCAGCTGGGTGTGCATCTCCGTCTGCTGGCGCTTGAGGTTAGCAGTTTCCTGCGCCGCCTCCTTGGCGGTGGTGGCCATTTCTTGGTTGGCCTTGGCCGTTTGGGTTCCAAGCTGAGAGGAGGCCCGCCCGACGCTTTCCAGCTCCCGGCGGGCCTGGGCCGAATCCTTGACTTGAACCGGTAGTACGATTGCCATCAGTCCTCCTCGTGGGCTGGCCCGTTATCAGCCTCAGCCTCCCGCAGTTCCTGTTTGATTCGATAAGCGATCCGCTTGTAAGTGCGGGTCCACGACGGCGGGGGAGGGGTCTTGAACTCCTCCATGAAGGCAAGCTCCTCGAGGAAGTAGCCGATCCCGCCCCAGACCTTCCAGGCGACTGCGCAACCGTCATAGGGGCCCTTATCCGCGGGGTCTTTCCCCCCGTGACAGTACTCCCGAATCAGATCGGCATCCCAGACCAGGCCGCCGGCCTCGGCGGTCTGGCGATAGGAGCACGTGAGACAGGAGAGGCCATCCTGGATGATGGCCTTCTCCCTACGCCGATAGCGGTCTAGTTCTTGGGCAAAAAACCGGGGTTCTGCGTCACCTCCTTGGGGATGTACGCATCCGCCCCTTCGAGCACCAGCGGGTTGATATACCGGCGCAGCGCCGCGTACCAGTAAACCTCGGCCTCGGGATTGTAGACGAGGGCCCGCAGGTTTTCGGGGGTGAAGGGGATCGGCTCCATTTTGGTAACCTTCTCCCCGTTGACCTCTTCGACCACGGGGCGGACCACGCCCTCCCAGCCGGTCAGCAGCTGCATGGCGGTGTCACGCATCAGCTGCTGGTACTTCTGGGGGTAATCCGGAGTGCCCGTGATCAGGCTCAAGGCCGTGTCGTACTTGTCGCGCTCATCACCTTCGAAGGAGCGAAACTTGATCGTGACGGGCCCCTCGGCGTTCCGAAGGGTGACCTGGTGAATGACTCGCTCATTGGTAAGAACCAACATGGTGCGCTGCTCCTTTCGCATCGCTTAGCTCCGGGGGTAGGGCCGGCAAGGGGCGGAGCAATCCCCCCTGTCCGTCGTCACGTGAGCCGGCCCGTGGCGGGTTAGTAGGTGGCCGTGCCGTTCACAACGACCGCCTGAATGGCCTTGGCATCGGAGTTGGAGTAGTAGCCCTTGAAGCTCAGAGGCTTCTTCATCTTGCCCTTGCGTCCGACCGCTGCGGCGTTGGTGTAGAACGGCTTGTACAGGTTGATCGTTGCCGAGTGTGCGCCACGGGTAAGGACCAAGACGATCGCCGCGGAGGTCTGCTTCAGCACGTTGACGACCAAGGCCTTGGTGTTGGCATCCAGATCGAGCTCCAGATCCCCGGAGATCCCGAGGCCATGGCACTCCAGAGTCTGGAGGTATTCCGAGCCGTGCCCGAAATCCTCATCGGGGGTCATGCGCGGCTCGATGGTCAGCCGCCAGCTCTTGAGCGCCTGCTTCAGTTCCACCCCACCGATGGTCAAACTGGAAAGGTGAGTACTCGCCAGCGTGGGATCGGTATTGAGGGCGGGCATCGTCGCTGTGACCTCGGAGTAGCCGGTGTCGCTTTCGGCGCCCTTGCCATACAGGTCGGGCGTGCAAGTGACCTTGTTGCCGACCGATCCCGCCAGATCCAGCTTGCGCACCTTGATACCGCCGGCCGCCTCGAGCTTGGCGGCAGTGGTCAGGGGATCCTGCCAATAGACCGCCAGCGACGGCTTATCGGCCTGGTTGTTGGTCAGGGTATGGGTGTTGGCCGGAGCCGTAACCAGCGAGCCCAGGACGTGCTTGAGCCAGAACGGGAGCATGTCCATGTTGGCATCGAACTCAAGCGGGCCTTCGACCCATCGCTTGGTGACGATGGAATCCGAGCCCTCCTCTTGAACGCCGCGCTGGTTTTCCTCATCGTTCACGCTATCCATCCCGGGCACCAGCTTGTCACCCCGGAATCCCCAGGACTTAGCCGGCGCCGCGGGTGGCGTCCCGAAAACGGTCTCAGTCGCAAAGGCGACCCGATTCTTAGTTCCACTGGCCACGGTTAGACCTCCTCGTCAGTCGCCGGCGCATCCGGCTCGGCCTCAGGTTCCGTGAGTGCCGCCAATGCGGCCCGCGCCTCTTCATCAGTGGCCCAGACGTAGCCGCCACTGGGGCTGTCGATGAGCGCAACCGCTTGCTCCTCGGTAAGGTGATGCCCCACCAAGTAGATGACCCCCGCCCGGTATGCGCCGGCTCGGGGGTCTCCTGCGAGGAAAGCCTCTTCCCCTCGAGGGGGATCCATCTTGACCCCTTGCGGGGCGGTCTCGGGAAGGGTAGTCGTCATGCGTCCTCCTCGTAATCCGGCCGGGTGATCTGCAGCATGACTCGTACCAGCTGCATCGCCCCGTACTGGTGGTTCTTTTCCTTGGTGTCAATCGCCGTGCCGCCGGCATAGTTGGCCAGGGTAGCGAAGTCGTTAAACTGCCCCCCGGAAGAGACCATCTCCCGCCTCACGATCTTGTTGACGATGGCTGCGGCCTTTTTCAGGGTGCGCCAGACCTCTCGACGGTCCGGCCCGCGATGATACAAGCGCAGGCCAAGCGTGATCACTAAATCAGTTTGGCTGCTGGTGCTGTCCTCTTCATTCGGGTCGTCGTCCAGGTAGACGACGCTGCAATGAGGCAGGAGGTACTCCTCGATCTGATCGGTTTCGGGGAGGTCGTCTTCCAGGCCCATGACCACGCCGCGGGCACCTGCAGGCGCATCTGCGGCGTCGGGGGCGAGGAAGTATGGGGAGGCCTTGAGAACGGCCATCAATTCATCAATGGCCTGGTTCAAAAAATCTTCGGTTGGTCTGGCCATCACGCGCTCCTCTGTCTCGCCCTGACCCGGGCATTAGCCCAGCGTTGGGAAAGTTCCTCGAACTTCTGCACATCCTTGGGCCGCTGGTAAAAGAGGTACTGCCGCATGGCGTTCTGAGCGGTGGCCCATTCGCTTCGGGTCGTCAGCTCCATGCCCGTGTTGGTCAGGTGCCGCATGGTCAGCAGCGCCGATGGCCTCACGTCGAGGACGTTATCACCCGGGCCCACGCGGGAGCCGTCGTGGCGCTTCCGCCCTTTTACCGTCCCTTTTCCGCGTACCTTCGACACCCCGCCCCAGGCTGGGACGATCGTTCCGTCATTACGTAAATACTGGGGCGCGTAAGGAGCCCAGTAGACCCCGCGTGCAACGCCGCCCGTTGCGCCGTTGCCGGCTAGGCGTACCTGCTGGCTGATCTCCCGGTAGAAGTAGGCCCGGAAGGAGTTGATAGGTTTTCGCCAGTCTTCCACGTCCTTGGCGAGGCCAGTAAGCACCGCTTGGGCGCGTGAGTCGTCATACCCTAACCTTGTTTCCACGGTGGCCTCCTCGGCCTACAGGCCCGGGATGATGCGCTCCCCCGTCTGAATCTTCCGGAGGGTGCATTCGGCCTCCTGCTTGTACGTGTCAACGGCCTTTCCGTCGTCGTCGCGCCGAATGGTGCCCAGCTTCCGCATCACCCGGTCAACCACCAGGTAGCGGGTAACCTCCTCGACTACCGGAGGCGTTGAGGGGTTGGCGGCGATGTCCGCAAAGGGCGTGGGGTAACTGACGATCCAGGAATCGACCAGCCGGCTGGCATCGGTGATCCATCCGGGGATCTTCCCCGTGACATCGGCCGGGATGGTGCTTGCCCTGGGCAACTCGTCCAGGACGCGCTCCGAGGTCGTGTAGTCCGCCATCGGGTGCTCCTTCAAATCACGCCGATGAGCCCCAGGTCACCCCAGGGCCCATCAAGGGAAGGCCTAGGCCGCAACCGCGGCCACGGCGATGCCGTTCAAGCGAGCCTCCACCGTGGTGGCAGCCGCGAGCGCGGATGCAGTTGCGACGCCCACCAGGGTGAGCCCCACCGCGCTGGTCTTGGTCAGGTACGTGTTGGCGTTGTCCCAGTAGACCAGGTCGCCCTGGTTGATGGCTTCGGCCGGCTTTTTGGGAAGCTCGAACACGCCGATGGTCACCACTTCGACCTCGGCGCCGTTGGCCGCAGATGCGACCGCAACGCCGTGGATCTGGCCGACCTTCACCATGTCGCCGCTGGCGACGGCGGCTGGCGCGATGAGGGTAAGGGTTTCCCCCCGCTGAATGAAGTTCTTCATGGATCTCGTTCCTCGCAAGTAGGGGCGGCACTAGGCCGCCCCGTGGGATGGTTTGTAGGCTAGGCTTAACCGTTACGGAAAAGCCCGCGATGGTCGACCACCTTGGTGCCGAAGTCGAGGCGTGCCCGGAGCTTCAGACCGTCCGTGTCGAAGTCGATCTCCGACTCCAGGTTCACGCCCTCCGAACCCTCGAGGTAGAAGTACTCGACGGTATCGCAGGTCACGCCATCACCAGCCAGGTACCACTGGGTGGAGGAGGTGAGATCGAGCACCGGTTCCACGATGGGCTCCAAGGCCGTGCGGCCGCCCGAGCGGAACTCGTTCACGTCCGTGGACTTGGCCGGGACGAACTGCGACGAGGTGTACTGGTACGCCAGCTGCTCCAGGTCGCTCGGCACGATGAGGAAGCTGGGGGTGATGTTCAGGATCTCACCCTGCAGCCCGACCTGCTTGCGCATCGCGGCGCGACCAGCACCGAGCGTGGCCACAGCGATCGCTCCGGCTCCGGCAAGGTTGCCGTGATCCGCGTGGAACAGGCTCACGCCGTCCGCCATGGCGGGGTTGGCGGTCAGCTCGTTGTAAACGAGACGATTCTCCAGGCGCTTCGCCGAAGCCGCAAAGCCGACCATGATGGTGTCGAAGGCGCGGAGGTCGTCATTGATCAGCGCCTGGCGCGTGAAGCCGATGCCGCCGTAGTACGAGTACACCCGCGCGGTGACGCCACCTTCCTTCAAGGTGCCGTACTTCAGCTCCCCAGCCTCAGCGATTTTCTGAAGATCGGGGGCTGCGCTGATCTGGACGATGTTCACGTCCTTGAAGTTGGGGGCGTTCGGGCCGCGCCGCGCCCAGTGCTGGTAGGTGGTCGGCACGCCTTCGTAGATGCCTCGCAGGCGCTTGTTGGCGAGAGCCGACAGAATCAGCGGGAAATCGCTGGTGCTGTGGAGCGCCCGGGTGGAGATCTCCAGAGGCGACAGGCCGCGGACGTTGACGCCCCGACTCACGAGCGACTCCTCCGCCATGCGGAGCATGCTCATGTGTCGGTAGGCGCGGGCCATCTCGATGCCATCCTTATCCAGGGTGGCGCGGGGGTTGATCCGCAGGATCAGGGCATTCTCCATGCCACGGATGCGGGTGTCACCCTCATCGCGGGTCACGCTCACGCCGGAGTGAGCGCCGTTGGTGCGGACCTGCACATCATTCGCGGCCAGCTTGTCGATGATCTGGGCGCGCGCCTGGTCCAGGGTGGCGTTGCTGTCGATCAGCTGCCGAGCGAAAGCGAGATCGAAACCTGCGGCCCCAACGGCCTTGAGGATCTCGGAAGCGCGCGTATCGACAGCAGGCGCATTGCGGGTCTGGTCAGGCTGGACGGCCTGGGGCTCGTTCTGAGGGGGCTGCGCGTCGGAAGCCGGGGCGCCACCACGGAGAGCGGGAGTCGTCATGGGGTTTTCCTCCTGTTGGGTACTACCGCCAGTGGCGGGGGGGGTTGCAGTGGACTCGATGACCCGAACGTCATAGAGCCGGGTCTGAGGGCTTGCGCTGCGCGTCTGCGCGCCTGCGTCTGCCGGCACGGTGACGAAGGAGACCTCCGTGGGCTCCCAGTCGATCGCTCGCCATACGGGCACAGTGCCCGCCTTCTCGAGCTTCTCGTACACGTGAACGATGTAGCCGACCGAGATGTTGCGGATAATGCCGTCCGCGATGTCCTGGACGATGCCTGCGATGTCATCCCGCGCGCTCAAGCGCAGGGTGGCCATCAGCTTGCCGTCTTCGACCCAGGCACGCTCAACAACGCCGATCTGATCGCCCAGGTCCCACTGGCTGTGGACGTTCAAGACGGCCGCGCCGTTGTTCAGGCGCTCCATCCGGATCGCGTCGTCAGCGATCACCAGCTCTTCGTCGTAGTACTCGCCGTGCCACCAGTCATAGCGCCTGACCGCTGCTCCGGTTGAGACAACGACATCGATCGTGCGTTTCTCAGGGTCCCACGTGCTGGGCACGAAGGTTGCGAGGGCGCGCGCCTTTTCGACCCTCATAGTTGCTTGTGGCATGTTGTCACCTCTCTATGCGGCCGATGCAGACGCATCGGCGCCCTTGCTGGGAGCCGCCTTGTCCCGTGGCTGGCCTTGCTGCGTGGTACGGCGCGGGTCACTGTCGAAGATCAGGCCGTACTGGTCGAACAGCTCGGCGTCTGCCGCGATCTGCGCCATCACCGTCGCGGGGTCGTAGCCCCGCTCTCGCAGCACTTCCGACCACGACTTGAAGCCGGCGCGAACCTCGGCAACCATCGCCGCGATCTCTTCCTTGGGGTTGATGAGCTCGCGCCTGGGGGCGGTCCAACCCACCTCCAAGCCCGCCATATCAATGCCAACGATGTCGGCCCCCCGCTTGAATTGCCGGGCGACCGGCACGCAGAACTGCGGGATGATGAGCTGCCATTGCCAGCTCTCGATGTTCCGCCCCTGCTCGATCCAGGACATCCGGCCACCGGAGAAGTTGGTTTGCGACAGGTCTCCGGTCAAGGTCTCGTAGGTCAGGCCGATACCGGAGGCCACCTTGCGCAGTACCGCTCGCACGAAATCCCCGAACCCCTCCACGCTGGGCGGATTCGGGAAACGCACGTCCTTGCCCGGTCCAAGGTATTCGATGATCCCGGGCTCCACCTTCTCAAGCGGCGTCCCGTTTTCTTCCTCGTCACCGCCAGCCTCCGCCTCATCGGCATTGGGGTCGGTCACAAACACCGTGAAGCAGCTTGCGATCTTCTGCCGGGTGAGCTGCGCATCTTCGTACTCGTCCAGGTCACGCAGCGGCGCCATGATGGGTGCGAACCAAGACACGCCGCGCAGCTGGCCGGCGCGCTCACGCCGGAAGATGCGCGCAACCTGATCGGCTGGCACCCGCTGGCTTCCCTGCAGCTTCCTGCGGAACCAGCCAAACAGACCATCGCCGGGATGATGGGTGTGCAGCCAGTAGGCGACCACCCGCCCGTTGGAGTCGACCTCGACGCCCTGGATAACGTCGTTGCCGTTTTCGCCGGAGAGCTTCGTCGTATCGAGGAAGTCAGCCTCAAGCACCTGCAGCTTGAGCGGGAAATCCCCGTCGTTCTCCCAGCGAAAACGGACCAAGGCCTCCCCGTCTCGCACCACGGAGCGCATCACTAGGGCCTGCAGCCCGTAGAGGTCATGCGCTCCGTCCCAGTCGCAAGCGGTGGTTTCTGCCCAGGCCGTCCACTGCGCTTGCACCTTCTCAGCTCTGCGCTTGGTACCCCTCCCACCCTTCACCTGCGCCTGAATGCCGGTACCGACGACGTTGGACACGATGGAGGTCAGGGCCTTGGACGCATAGGCGTTGTTGCGCTCGAGGTCACGTGCGCGGTTGCGGATGGTATCCGATACGGCCGTCTCGGCGTTGGCACTCGTGGAATCGTTTCGCCACTTAGATGCCCGTCGCCCCTTGCTGGCAGCGTCGTAGCGCCTTTCACGCCCTTGCCGCTGCCGCTGCTCTTGGCTCTCCAGATGCCGCATCGCCATGCGGTACTGCATGCGGTTGAGCGCAAGCCGGGGTGCGACGACTGCCAGGGATCTTTCCAGTACGTTCATCGCTAGAACCCCTTACTAAACGTGGCATAGCGGCGCCCAGAGTTGCGCTTGGTCAGGCCGAGCGCCCGTTTCATGCTGCTTTGGAGCCGCTCCATCTCATCAAGGCTCCGAAACCGCCTGCGCGTCCCGTCAGCCTCCTGGTATTCCAGCGTGCCGGTGGCCATCGCCGTTTCAAGCGCCCTGAGCTGGGCCAGCGTCCAGGTCGTTGCCATGGCGCCTCCTATCAGTCCCAAATCGAAGGCCGGGACTTCCGCACCGGCCGCCTGGGTTTCTTGGCCGCAGGCGCTTCTGCCTGCGCTGGTTGTTCTTCCTGTGCCGTCGTCTTGGTCTTCGTTGGCACCTTGCCGAGCTGCCGTGCCAACTTGTCCCAGTCCTTCTCCCGGAACCGGTCGATGCCGATGACGGCAGCTGCCGCACGTGCGTAGACCCGACAGTCCAGGGCTTCGTTACGGACGCCTGGGCTCTTGACCCAAACCTCCTTGGCGTAGCCCCGCACCAGCTTGATGGTCGCCTTTTCCGAGGTCAGATCCTTGAAGTGCTGCGGCTCGTACTCCGGAAAGTGACAGAATCCGGGAGGGGGAGGCCCCTCAGCAGGCTTGTCCAACCGTAACCAGCCGTAGAACTCGGACTTGATAACCGAGGTTCCCACCGTGATCAGCTTGACCCCTCGAGCAGGGGCCTTGCCGTTCCGTTTCCGCTCCAAGGTCTTGGGAGCGCTCACCAGCATGACCTGCGACTCCACGCCCTTGATGGGCGCCACGCGAGTGATGCTGAACCGTCGGCAGAAGTCATAGACCACCGACGTGTTGTATCCGGAGTCGATCGCCGTGTATCGCAGGGGCATCAGGATGCCACTTTCGTGCTCCCACTGCCCCGTGTTGATCATCTCTCGGAGTTTTTCCCAAGGACCATCCGGCCCCAGGTCGCGCGTATTACCAGGGATCACGTTGAACTCAATCGAGTAGCTCCGCTTGCCCTGGTACCAGCCAACCACCTCGTACTCGAGGCGATCCTGCTGAACGTCCACTCCCATCGTGAGAAACAGCACGTCGCCAGGCACGGTGCATGGGGCGTACTTCTCCCGGCGTTCGACAAGGCGCTCCCACGGCGGGACCTCGCCAACCTCCTTGAACGTCTCGGCCAGCTGCGTGTTGTAGAAGGTCTTCATCAGCTCCGGGTTCTCCGGATGCTTCAGACAGTGCTCCCACTTGTGCGCCAGCTTCGACAGAGGCTCCCATGGGGAGGCCAGCTTTGAGACCTTGAATCCGGCATGTCCCTTAAAGGGGGCCGTCGCCGTCCAACGCCCCTTGCCAACCGCCCGCTGGCGTTCGGTCTCATTCCAGTGGCTGCCGCACTCCGGGCACGCGTAGGCGGCCAGGTCGGGCTCCCCCTCTGGCCACGTGACGCATTCCCATCGCATCTCCCTGAACTCACCGCAGTGAGGGCAGGGCACTTCGTAGACCCGCTTATCAGACGACTCGTACTCCATCGCGATCCGGCTTCTACCTTCGATCGTGGGGCTGCAAACCTTCACGATCAGGTAGTTCCAGAACGTCGCCGAGCGCTCGGCCGCCAACTTGATGGGGTCACCCTCGGACCCAGCCGAAACCGGGTACTTGTCGACCTCATCTGCCAGGACCACGCGCACGGGACGCATGGCCAGCTCGCCCGGGGCGTTGGCCCCCACCATGGTGAGGTGACCACCGGCAAACTGCTTGTGCAGAATGGTGTTCGAACCATCCCGGCTTTTCTTGGAGCCGAGCTTCCCCTTAAGGGCCGGGGAGTCCCGAAACATCGGATCAACGCGGTCCTTACTGAAGGCCTCGGCGATGTGAACCGTGGGCTGCATCAGCAGGATCGGCGCCGGGTCCTGGTGGACGAAGAAGCCGATCAGGTTCAGGAGCAGCTCGGTCTTCATCAGCTGCGTACAGCACATGACGGTGATCTCGTGGACCTTCGGATCCGACGCGGCCAGCATCGGGCCGCGTGCAACCTCCACGTGATCGGTCTGCCACTTACCCGGCAAGCTCGAGGCCTCGGCGCTCAGGTAGCGGTACTCGTCAGCCCACTCCACCAGGTTGAGCTTCGGAGGTGGTTTGAGGTGGGAACGTCGAACCCGGGGCAGAGCGTTCGATAGTGCGCCGGCTAGCTTTCCTCCTGGGAGGCTTGGCTGACGTTCCACGTTTTGGCGTCTGCGGTCAGCTCGCATAGGGCCTCCGTTAGGTGTTCCTCCAACACGCTGCGGATTTCCTCCGCCGACTCACACCGGGCGAGCTGTAAGCAGATCCTCGCCGGGATGGCCAGCAGCCGCTGCCGGAGGGCGGTGTACTCGCCCGCCACGGTTTGGGTCACGTCCCGGATCACTTCATCCATCGGGACCAGCTTGCCCCGCTTCTGCTCCAGCTCCAGGCGGAGCAGCTCGGCCTTGTACGTGGCCTCCCGCTTTCGCGCCTCGTCAAACTCAAGGATCTCTATCTCACCGTCCAACCCGGAGGCCGTGGGTTGGGGCTCCACAGGTACAGGGTTGGGGGCGGGTTTCTTGGTCGCGCTCGTATTGGCGCCGATTCCAGGCCGAACCTTAAGCGGATCCGTGTTGGACTGCCACTCCTGATCGGCAAGGGCTGGAATGATTCTCCAGTGCCCTTTTGCGTCCTTGCTGGCACTTTTTGACAAACGGCCGGCCTTGATTGCCTTCCGAACAGCCTCATCTGTCACGCCTCGGCGGGCCGCATATTCAGGAATGCTGACCGTTTTACGGCTCTTGGCCATCGGAAACCTCCAGGGTGCTCATTCACCCCCAAGAGACCAACCCAACCCAGCGGCCCGGTGACTAGCCAAAGCCCGCGGTTTTTCCTCCCCGCGTGAATTCTTCATTAGGGGAACCTATGGGGGGCCTACCCATCGAGCGGAGGGGTAGGGGGCACCCAGCAGGCAGCCTCCTGAAATCTTGGGGGGCAGAGGATCGAACTCCTTGCGGTTACACCCGCTCAGCTCGCCTTGTGAGCCCTTGGTCCCCCCACGCCCCGCACGTCGGTAGCTCGCCGGGAGCGCTTTCAACTTGAGGCTCCAGGAAGGGAATCGAACCCTCCACCACCCGCTACTGTCTTCGCGGGGCTCCCACCTTGGGAGTCGCCTGGAGCAAAAAGGCCCCCGCTCCGCGTTCGAGCGATCCCACAGAGGCGGGACCTACTAACGGATGGGGGGCCATGAATAACACCGCTTCATCAGCGGCACACGTTCGCCAATTACAAGATTATCACGGGTTTGTCGCCGTTTTTGTCGCTTCTTTTGTCCCCTCTTTTGTCGCCTGTTTTGTCGCGTGCCTCAGGTCCGCTTGCTGATTGGGTTTCAGGCGATGCGACCAGCTTCTCCAGCTCACGGTCGACGTAGCTGGCGATGACTTCAAGTGCACGATACAGGCGCTTGTAAATCGTTTGACGACTAATGTTCATACGCTCGGCGTAGCTATCAACCCGCTCGAACCGAAAGCGCCGCTGCATCAGCTCCATGGTGTTCCAGGCCTCACGGTCAACCGATTGCAGGTAGCGATAGGCCTCCTGCATCATCCGATGAGGGAGGCCGTCTAGCTTGGCCAGCACCTCCTTTCGGAGGGCCGGCTTGCCGTTGTCCAGGTGAACGTAATGACCACCCTTGTGGAGGCGCTGCTCATGTAGTTTCCAGTTGGGGGACTTGGCGAGGGTATCAGGGGTCAGGTCGCGGTGCTGCAGGAAGTAGCTCGTTCCCCCTTTACCGAGCCCGAAGTACTCCCACAGGTCCGGGTAGTTGAAGTCTACGGCCTTTGCTGCTTCGTGGTTCATCGTCACTCCCGTCTAGCTTCGCGCCTCGAGCAGCTGCCGAATCTCGGCAGCGCGCTCCTGGCCCTCGGTGGCCACCGTGTAAATCTTGTCCGCGATGTCGGGGCAGAACATCCGCCACCGCTCGGCAATCTGCCTCAAGATCTCGTGAATCTCCCGCTGGTAGGAGGGGTCATCCGGCCGCGTGCCATCCGGCATCAGGTCGAACATCGGGGGCACCAGGATCAGGAGGTCGTAGTGCTGCAGCCGGCGCAGGGCCTCCGCCTGATACCGGAGGGTGTCCTCGAAGGGCACGGGGAACCGGCGCGCGTGCGCCTCCCAGTAGGCCAGGAAGTCGACCACGGCCCGATCGCTCACGAAGCCGTGCGCATGGTTGCGCTCCTCGGCCGCAATTTGAGCCCGCAGGGCGGCCCATTGGAACTCGAGGGCTTGGGTGGGATGAACGTTCCTGAGGTCAACGCCAAGCCGAGCGGCCGTCGCCCGAACCGTTCCAGAAATAAGGGGGAGACCAAGCTCCCCCGCCAACCGCTCTGCTGCTGTCGTCTTGCCGACGCCCTGGGCGCCGAAGAATGCGATTCTCAAGCCTTCACCTCCTGACATTCCGGTGCATTTTCGATGTGTCCCTCAATTTCGGCGGAGTGATAGCCCTCCCACCCGCAGAAGTCGCAGCGGTAATAATTGCCATCGACGCCACCGCTCGATTGCGCCGGCGCGTGAGTATCCACGCGGGCCACACTCGCCTCCGTGGTGAACCTGCCCCCGGGGTATCGCGTCCGCAGCTTGTCCACGTTGGCCCCGATCGCCTCCTCGAGGAGCACATTCATCAGGAAGCCAAGGGCAGACAGGGTAGCCAGCGCCTTGCCCAGCGCGATGCGAACCGCATCCAGGTCCAGCGGGTGCCCCTGTTCGATGTGCTTGCCGATGAACTCGGCCACCTCGCCGATCTCAAAGAGCAGGCGGGCGGTGGTCGCCTTGCGGACCTCTTCCACGGGGTAGGGGCTCGGAACCACGGCCATATATACCTGGCGCTGGTAGGCGTTCGGGGTCACCACCGGACCCATCACCCCGGCAACCGCCTCGAGCGTGAGCCCGAAGTGATGCGCCAGGACGCCCAGGTACCAGGCCACGTCGCCCATTTCCTCGATGAACTTGGCCCGGTCGTAGGCCTTGGCCTGGTAGAAGTCCCAGATCATCCGAGTGAGCTCACAGGCCTCGCCGAACAGCTTGGCGGTGCGCACCGCGATCGCCGTCTTCATGTCCAGGCCGTTCTGATTGGCCAGGCTGACACAGAACGCCTGGTAGTCGTTGAAATTCATGGGGTGCTCCTCGCTTCTATGCATCTTCGAATACCAGCGGGATCGTCTCGGCGTCCCACTGGTCGAGCTGTTTAAGGACGTCCTCGAATGCCCGCGCCACTCGCTTGGATGAAAACCCGTACTCCTTGGTCAGCACCACATAGGCGGCGTTCAGACACTCGGCTCGGCACTGGTTCAGGGCCCGCCGGGCGGTTTGTACGTCTTCCTCGCTGATCGGCTCGGTCATCGGGCCCTCCTTCGCTTGCTGGGCGGTTTCTTCTCTCTGACGCGATCCCACTGCTCCTCCACCCATGCCGTCATCTCCCTGCCGACGCTCGGCACGCCGAAGTACTGGCGATGCACGCGCAGGAGGTAGCGGTAGAACTCGCGATTTTCCGGGGTGTCTTCCAGGAGGGGCTGAGGCGCGCCAGCTGGCAGCGCCTGCAGCAGGATTGGCTGGGGTACCGGGGCGGGCTCGAGGGGAACCGAAGGGAACTCCTCGAGCAAGGCCATCTGAATCGGGTTCATAACCACCCCCCGAGGCCATCGAAAAGGGTTGGCTGGGCCTGGTAGTTGGTCACGATCAGCTCCGTGACACGCTTGTTGTTGCGCTCGGCAACCCCGTTTTCATCCAGGTTGGCGCCGATGGTGTACAGCACCTCCACCTCTTCGATGTTGCAGCCGTCGTACAGTTCCCTGATCAGCGGGTGATCCGAATTGGTCAGCAGGAAGCGGCCCTTGATGCCCCGCAAGGCCTCCGCAAGGCGGCGCTGGTCGGCATCGTTGAACCCGTCGCCGCCGTAGCCCGTCAGCCCCGCATAGGGCGGGTCCACGAAAAACAGGGACTCCGGGGAGTCGTACTGCTTGATGAGGTCGACGCAATCGAGGTTCTCCACGTAGACATGCTTGAACCGCTCATGAGTGCGCCGGATGGCTTCGGGCACCTTATCCGGGTCGAAGCGGGGCGGCTTCCCCATCGTGTATGCGAAGTTGCTGGCGGGCCGCGTACCGCTGAACTTGCCCGCGAAGCACAGCCAGATCAGGTAGTACATCCGGGCGGCCCGGGTGACTTCATCGAGCGCCAGGCGGTCGGCATCCTTCCACTCCTGGAAGATTTCGCGGGACGACGGCAGCAGGTCCAAGGCATGGATCAGCTCATCGGGGCGGGACCTACACACCCGGTAGAAGTTGACCAACTCACCGTTGATGTCGTTGTACACCTCGGCGGGGCTGGGGGTCTTGCCGAATAGCACCCACCCAGCGCCCCCACAGACCTCCACGTAGGTGCTATGAGGGGGAAACTTGGCGATGATCTGCTCTCGCAGCTTCGACTTCCCCCCCATCCACTTGATGGGCGGGTTAAGCATTTTGGCCATGGTGTTTCTCCAGTAGGGATAGAATGGGCGGCAGGAAATCAGGGCGCCAGGCCCGCATTCGGACCTCAATCCCGGCCTCCAGGTCAGCCAGGCTGAGCGATGACCGGCCGGCGGCGCGGGCCCGGTCAACTTGCTCCACGTCGACCAGAAACACGCGCTCGAGGGGGGCCAGGTGAACCAACAGGAAGGCGATCGCCCCGTAACGCGACTTCTCGCGCAGGAACTCCAGTTGCTCCGGGTCAATGTTGTCTAGGGGAAAGCGGGTCTTGAGGTGGGTTTCCTTGGCATCGAAGTAAAGCGGCCATGCGCGCCCTAGGTAGGCGATCGCCCCGTCGTAATCGACGCCGCCTCTGCGCTTCGGAAAGCACTTGTCGCAGGTGTTAGTCGCGGGGTCGTAGCCGATCAGCACCCATTCCGGGTTGTTCTTGTCGATGGAGGCTAGCCCGTCGAGGCGATAGAAGGCAATTTGAGCCTCGATCGCCGCCTCGAAGGCCTTGCCGCGGTTGGCGTGACTCATATCGCACCGCCGATCTTTGCGTACCGCTTCCCATCGATGACGACGCTCTCCTTGCCGGTCGCCCAACACCACCAGTCATCCTCACCGACAAGTTCGATCGGCTGCGGAGCCTGCCAGCATCCGAACGGGCAATCAGGAGGGTAGTGGCGGGCGGTCGGAGCGGCATTGAAGTCCAAACCGCAGAAATTGCAGTGCCAGACCTTGCGCTGTCCGGCCTCGTAGTCGACGCCCACCCGGGTCTGATAAGGGGCCGGGACAGGCAGGTGACTCTGAAAGAGCCCCAACTGGAGAGCCGAAGCGGCCGCCGGCCGTTCCACGAAGATGCGATCGCCGTCGGGAGTCGCCCAGCCGTCGGCGACCTGGCGCACGTTGTTGATGTAGCCGGCATGCCCGATGTCGCCGGGGTAGACGAGTACTAGGCTGACCATCGGATAGGCGAACACGGCGAGGGTGTTGTCCAAGCGGTCGATCCGGTTGTAGGGCTCGCTGATATCCCAGACCTCGAAGGGCCCGGTGCCGTAGCTCGTCTTGACCAGGTCGCCGGTTTGGATGCCAAGGGCGGTCTTGAAAATACGCTCGTCGCTCATGCCCCCACCTCCCGCCTGCGCTGAGCCAGCTCGTCGACGTGAGCGCGTTCGGCGAGCCAGAGGCCATTTTCCCGCTTCCCCCGGACGATGCCTGTCTCGAGGAGCCGGGTCATTTCGTCTCGGCCGACGCCGAGGACGTGTCGCGCGTCGTTCTTGGTGTAGTAGAGGTGCTCTCGATCCTCTTGCCGGCGCTTCTTGCGCACGGCGTGGTAATAGTCCCGGTAGCTGGCTCTGTTTGCCTCGATCGTATCGTTCGGCCCCCAGGTGAGGCGCGTCGCCCCGGTGCGCTTGAGCTCATCGACCAGCTCCTCGACATGATCGGCATCGACGTACCAGCGCTCTCCGCGCTTCACCGCGCGAATTGCTCCGGCAATCAGCAGGCGGCTCATGTGCGCTTCACCGTAGCCCAGGGCGCGCATAGCCTCTGGCCTGGTCATGCTTCGCGCCGGCGGGGTCGGGAACTCTTGCTGCAGGCGCTCCATCTCCTCGATCGGGATGAACCGGCACCTCCCGCGCCCCGTCGACCGGATCAGGCCACGCCCGATCCGGTGATATAGCAGCGCCATCGTGACGCCAAGCTCCTCGGCGGCCTCTCGGACGGTGAACTCTCCCGGCGCCGTACGGTGATCCAGGCCAAGGCGCTGAGCCCGGACGATGATCGCGGCGATACTCCGTGGGCTACCAGTCTCCTTCAGGATCCGTTTCTGAATCGTCTCTGGCTTCTCGAGGCCATAGAGCTGCTCGATCACGTCCTCTTCCTGCGGGGTCCAGTTCCGCTTGGGGGCGGCGAAGGCCTGCAGGTCAATCTTGGTCGGCTTCCGTCGGCTCATGCCTCGCTCCTTTCCGTGCCCCGGCCTTAGCCATCCGGTCGTAGAGGACCACATTGACGGCCGCGGCGAGGTTCATGCAGTTGGTGGTGGGGACGAAGACCCGATCCCGGCAACGGTCGACCACCTCCGGGCCAAGGGTCCGATCCTCACCGCCGAAGATGTAGAAGGCCCGCTCCGGATGCTCGTATTCCGGCAGCGGGGTCGCGCCTGGCAGCAGGTCGACCGCCACCGGCACGCAGTCCACCGGGAGTGAGGCCAGGACGTCATCCCCCCGAATGATTGGGATGTGGCGAAACCCCTTGGTCGTGTCGGTCTTGGCTCGCTTTTCGAAGCGGTTGCCGCTCACCACCACCAGGGCGGCCCCGTAGGCCTTCGCCGCCCGAATCACCCCGCCGATGTTCGCCGGGTCCTTTGGCTGGTCCAGCGCCACGCAGGCAAATCCTCTGGCCATCGTCTAACCCTCCCCCAAATGCTCAGGGCGCCCGGATTCCTCGAGCGCCCTGCGGTGTTTCAGTTTGTCCGGGTCTTCCACCGGGATGGCCATCAGCACGAATAGCACCCCCCAGAAGGCGGCCAACATCATCCAGAAGTACTGCAATCCTCGCCCTCCTCTCCTATCAACTGCTCGATCCTGTCGTGCAGCCTCTGCCAGTCCGGGCGACTAGGCAGCTGAAGCAGGAACCCCTCACGGTCCCCATCGTTTACCGCCAGGCAGGCGATCGCCGTCGCATCAACCACCGCTCACCTCCGCTCCGCTTCCGCCTTGCCCTGGGCGAGGACCTCGAGCACCAAAAAAGCCATTCTGGGGCTCATGATCTCCTCCAAGCTGACCGGCTCTTTCTTGTTGGGCCCCACCCGGAAGGCATGGGCCGTGTAGTCGTCCCCGATTTCCAAGCGCCACCCGTGGAGGAGGTGCTGGAAGACCGCGCCGGGCCTCAATTCGATGGTGCTCAGCATCAGCGCGTGCCTTTCTTCGGCAGCTTGCCGATCGACGAGTAGTACTCCTTGCCGCGGGTGCGGCTGACGGCCTCTCCGCCCTTCTTGCCAATCTCGGTGAAGTAGGCCTTCCCGTGCTTGGCCTTGGTGGTTTTGCCGCCCTTACGACCAATCTCCCGGTAGAACTCCGGGCCGCGTTCCGCTGCGAGGGCTTGACCGCCTTTCCGGCCGAATTCGACCATCCTGGGATCGCCTGGCTTGGGACCGCGCTTTTTCTTGGGCGCCGACGGCGGCGCCTGATTCGGAATCGGCGTGTCGCTCATGACGGCCTCCAATCGCGTTTCCGCTGTCCGGTCAGGCAGGCGTAGCACATGCAGCCCCTATCGGTACTGGCCACGATGTTGGGACCGATGATCCCCAGCTGCCGGGCGCGGTAGCGGTCCATCCGCCATTGCTGGTCCGGGGGGAAGCTAGAGGCGATCGCCCCGGTTGCAGGCGCATCGGGAAGCTGATTGCACTCGACGCACACCCCGGACCATCGGCCCGTTTTCCCGACCTTGCGACCGCACTTCTCACAGCGCACCCGCTCGGCGGCCTTCACCAGATGACGGGCATGCCGGCTCGCCTGGGGAGGCTTGGCCCCGTATGGCCCGCAGGCCTCTCGGATCTCGTCGTGATTCATCCTCGTCTCTCCGTTCCGAATAGGGGGTCCTGTGCCGCGACCGAGACCGCCCAGGCCCAGGGGTTATCCGCCCAGGTGGTGCCGGGAAGGGTGTAGGTGGAATTCCAGTAGGCCCGGACTGCCTCCAGGGGGGTGTAGTAGCCCCGCGGGGCATTGGGATCCCAGTGGTAGCGGGCCCCGTCGATCCCCAGGTCGTACAGCCCGCAGGCGATCGCCTCGTCATGCCGGATCTGCTGGATGCGCCAGAGGCGAACCTCGAGCACCTCGAGACGGACTTGGCGATCGCCTGGGTCGACGACGAGGACATCGCCCGGGTTGCCGTAGGGGCAGGCGAAGGTATGCACGGAGATTCCGAAGAGCGGATCGCGGACCCGGTACTCCCAGTCAGGCTCCGAGAAAATCGAGGTTCCCACGCCTAGTGCGTCTGCGGGAGGTTGTGGAGCCATCAGCTGCACGATCAAGGTCATCCGGCCCTTTTGGATGGCCTCCACCTGTGCGCTCGACAGGTGTACCGTGCGCTCCGTCGTCTTTGGCATCAATCGTCCCTCATCAGGTCATCGGTCATGTCCCAGGCCCGTGATTGGTCAGGCCGGGCATTGAAAGCAAGAACCCCCTTGGCCTGGGCCGTCGGGGGGTTGGGGGAGTATTCGGTTTCGGTGGTTCGGGGCTCGGTTGTCGGCATCGGGTCACCCGGCCGGCGTTGCCACGCCCCGAAAATCTGCTCAAACGTAGGGATGCTCTGCGACACCCGGGACGCCGCGGTGCACAGGCACCGCGCGACGTACGAGTAATCGATCTCCCGGTCCTGGAACGGGGCTTTCAGCGTGTAGCCGATCACCCCGTAATCCTGGCACCGCCAGCAGCGGAAACCACGCTCCAAGGGCCTCGCCGGGGCATTGGTGCTCGCCTCCGTCCGGACGATCCGGATGGTCTTGGTCTCAACGTCCGGGAGTTCCACCTCGACCAGCTCGCCGCCGCCACGCCGCACATACTGGCTGAGCAACGACCGCACCGAGGACGGGTACTTTCCGCGTTCCTCAAAGGTCAAACCGCCACCTCCTCTCGGGGCTTGAATTCATCGGGATTCTCGAAGTCGTTGGGATCTAGGCCATCCTCCACGATCGCCTGATAGTGCCCCAGGCTGGTAATCCTGGGCTTTCGAGGCACACCTGTGACACCCCCGCCGGGGGAGGTGCCTGGCATCATCTGGACGGGCGCAGCTAGCAGCTCCTGGCGCTGGGCTTCATCCGTCAGACCCTGCAGGAAGTAGCTGAAAGAGCCGGGGATCCGCTTCCCCTTGGAGGCCTTGTCAGCCAGGATCCGGTCGACGTAGGCCTTGATGCGTGGGATCGACATGCCGGGCAGGGCGATCGCCGCACGCATATCGGCGATCTCGCCAGGTCCCAGAGGGGGATTGCGCCCCTTCTTCGCCGCCCACCACGCCTCGAACTCCTCAAGCTCGGAGGGGAAGTCCGGAAAATGCGCAGCAGCAGGAGCAAACTCGCGCGCACGCGCTTCTCCTTCTCCTCTGTTCTCCTCTCTTTCTCCTTCTCTTTCTCCTATTTCTATAAGAGAGAAATCGCTGGAATCCGCATTAACACCGGATTTATGTGGGCCGTGGCTGGGATCTGCTTGGGACATGGTTGGTACATGGTTGAGGGTTGCTTGGGGTATGGTCGGGGTCTGCTTAGGTGATCCTTGGGTGTTGGTTGAGGGTTCCTCCGACCCTGGATGGGTCATGCTTCGACCATGCATAGGGGTTGGTTGGGGCTTGGCTGGCACCCGATCAGGGTCCGAGATGGTGTAAAACACCCCGGCCTTGCCCTGGTCATCTTTTTCAACCCGTAGGAGCCCCAAACGGGCGATCGCCTCGATCCCCTCCCGTACCGTCTTGCGGTCCAGGCCGGTCCATCGGGCGAAATGCGTCACATTCCCAGTCAGCTGGGGATCCTCGTCTAGGATCTCCTCCAAGTCCCGGAGGACGCCTCGAGCGGATGCCGTCAGCGACTGGTAGGCCGCGTCTCGCTGCCGATTCCTGGCCTTGTGCCATGTTCTCTTCATCGTCTCACCCCCTTTCGGGCACTATGAATACGGGGGCGCCCGCCGCGCCCCTAGCTTGCTATGTTTCAACCCGGCGAAACTCAACCACCCAGACCCAGGGGTTAGCGTCCCAACTCCCCTTGCCGTTGATGGACTCCCAGAGGTCGGAATAGCAGGCCGTTGCATCGTCCCAGGTATTGGATCCCTTGATGTAGTGCTGCTCCGGGTCGGCATTGGGATCGGGCGAGTAGAGCGGGTATCCCAGCAATTTCGAGTAGCCCACGTGAGCTAGGCCCTCGGCGATCGCATCTTCCTCGCTAATGCCCTGCAGTCGCTCCACCCGGACCCTCACGACCTCCAGGAGGATGCGCGAGGCCCAGCGGGGCATGTGGATAGGTGATCGCCAGCGCTCGACGTAAGGCTCTCCATTCCACGTTGCTCGGTAATTGACCCAGTGGCGATCGCTGCACGTCGAGCAATCACAGGGAGGCTTAGCCCACGTCTCCCGAACCCAGAGGCGATCGCCGGGCTTGCCGTAGGGGCAGCGACCAAGCACCGGACCTTGCCGATCGTCCTCAGTCCACCAGCACCACAGGTCACTCATACCGCGCGGGTTTGCATCGGTCTTTCTCTCCGAGCAATAGGCGTCGATGTACGGCGCCGGATGCTTGGCGATGTGATTGGGATGGACGCCCCCGGCATATGGCATCGGCTGCGGCTTCATCACCCGCCGTGTCTGGGTCTTCCGGCCATCGAGAACGGCCCGGACCATCGACCCGCTGAAGATTATCGGGAGCTCTCGCGACTGACTCACGACTGGCCTCCCTTCACGGCGTCGAGGGCTGCTAGGGCGTCTTGGAATCGCTCCGAAGCCTCGCACTCGGCATCGTTGTGCGGGGCCACGTCAATGCAGGACTCATGCCAAGCACGCGCTGCTTCCACGACCCTCTCCAGCGCCCCCACATACTCGCGCTGTCGGGCGAGCGCGGCGGGCGTAATTCGATGAACGGGCTTCGCGCGTAATAGCTTTCCGGCTTGCTTAGCGGCCTTGTCCCGGTGATACTCAGACACAGCCAATGCGCCCTCCAGTTCCTCAATCAGCGCATCCTTCCCCGCCTCGCGCTCCTGTTGCTGGCGAAGGGCCTCGGGGGCAGTGAGTTGCAGGGCTTTCCAGCAAACGTCATAGGGCCAGGAAGTTGCAGCGATCGGCATCCCGTTGAAGCTGCCGCTGTTGAGCTGCTGAGTATAGGGCAACAACGTCTCCAGCGCCCGCCCCCTGGTATCAGCGAGGGCGAGGGCTTCGTCGCACTCAGCGATCGCCAAATCCTCTCGATGTTCAGCCGCTTTCCATCTCTCCCGAGCGTCCTGGAGTTCCTGCTTGAAGGCGTCACGCTCATCAGTCGCTTTCCGCATCCGCCGAATTTCCGCCGATACGTCCTCGTTAAACCCTTCATAGGGCAACTCAAATCCCGCCGCTTCGGTGAGCCGGTCAAGGTCATCGCCGTTCGTCTTGCAGGCTTCGCGCCAGCTATCCCGCTCAGCCTCAGCCCGCTCGGCCCGCTGGGTCAGGGCGTCCACGGTGGCGAGGAGGCGGGGGACGAGGGTGCGGGCGGCGGCGATGAAGGCGAAGTTATCCGCGATGCTGCCTCCCCACTTTGAGATCCCCTCACTTCCGGCCTTGCAGACGTTCACCGCCCACCCATTGCGCGTGCTTCGCCCCCCGCCAAGACATACAGCGCTCAGGTCAACTCCCCTAAACCACGGTCCCGCCGTCGCCCTGCTCTCCAACTCTCTCGCCTCGGCCAATTCCTGAGGACTCATGGGCTTGATCTCGTTGCCCATGCTAGAAGCCCTCAATCCACGTAGCGAGCAAGCAGCAGACGATAAAAAAGGCGACCAAGATGGCCGCCGTGTGTCTCTCGAAAAATGTTTCTCGGCGCGCGCCGTCGAGAATGGTGAACGGCTCACGCGTGGGTTTTACCTTTCGTCTGGCCATGGATCCTCCTATTGGTTGACATTTGTTACATAAGTTGATATAAATACGTTTACATTGGTTCTCCGCTTGAGACTCCACGGAGCCGCAAGGGGAAAACCAAGAGGGGACGGGCCCTGGTCCTGCAAGATAAGAGCCCGTCACCAGAGGCAGCGATGCGCTCAACCCCCTCAGTTTGCTGTAGTTGCGGTATGTCCCACCTCTGGCAGGACGTCCCAGCTACAGCAAGCTGAGAGGCCCATTCAGTGCTCGACGCGTAGGATCTTCGGTTTCAGGAGCTACGCCCCCTTCCCTATTAGCCGCCCTTCGGCTCCCCACACGTGGGTGTTCTTGTGCCCTTACGGGCATGCCTAGTAGAAGCCCCGAGGCTTCAAGGCCGGCCTGGTTACCGGGCTAGACGTTTTCGCTAGGACTCAAGAGCTTCGCGGAGTTCACGCTCGACCCGCTCGACCATCTCAGGCAAGTATTCGAGAGTGACGTAAGGTCGCGCCCCCAGGCGCCCGAGCACGATGGCGATCGCCAACTCGAGACGCTCAACACGTCGGTGCAGCTGGTTGTTCTCGTTGGCTAGGTAATGGGTGAGCTCCGACATAGATTCCTCCTCTGCTAGGCCTGGCCGCCGCCGACAAAGCCGCGGTTCTGACGCTTGATCGCCTCGAGCCAGTCCATCACCTCGGACTCGATCCACCCCATACGGCTCTGAGGCCCTTCCCCCAGGCGGATCCGCTTCGGGAATCTGCCGGCGCGCTCCATGTTGCGGATGGTCTGGCGGGTCACCCCCAGGAGGGATTCCACGTCCTTCTGGCTCAGGATTCGCTCTGATGGCTCGGGCTGGGAGGTCAACTCGGTAATCCGTTGCTCGAGCTGCAGACGGGCCAACCTCTCGGCAGCCGCCTCCCGAATCGCGCGCTCCGCTTCATCCGCGGCACGCCGGATTTGAGTAACAAGGGCATCGAATGCCGCCTGGACAGGCGCGCAGGTCGTGCAGACCTTGACCGTCCCGAGGTTCGACCGATTGCAGATCGCGCACCTGGGGATTCGTTCTTTAGTCGCGTTCATCGGGCACCTACTTTGCTGACGTTGGCTTGTTTGTTGGAATTGCAACATCACCAGGTAAAAAAAGGGATTCTGGGCGGACCTGAAGCACACCTGCAATCGCAGTTACCACAGGAAAACTAGGGCGTTTCGACGTGCCAACTTCAATTGCAGCGATCGTTCCTCGCGGCACTCCAGTTGCATTTGCAAGTTCTTGTTGGGAATATCTCAAGGATACGCGTAACTCGCGGATCATTTTTCGGTTGATAACGCTCATCACGCGCCCCTTTCGGTTGATAAACCAACAATACCTGCTCAATTGTTGAGCTGTCAACATCTTATGTCGACATATCAACCAACAAAATTGTTAAGATTCCAACCATGAAGAAGACCGGAATCGACAAGCTGCGCGAATATTTGATCGCGAGGCGCGATGACCTGAGATTGACCCAAGAGGAATTGGCCAAGCGTTCTGGCGTTCCTCGGGGGACGATCGCAGCACTTGAAGTTGGCCAAGTCACAAAATCGCCTCGAGGCGACACGCTTGAAAAACTTGCGAAGGGCCTAGAGGTAGATGTAGATACCCTGCTTCGAATCGCCCGGGGTGAGGAGCCTAAGCAGGTGGCCTCTGTCGCGCATGAACCCGGAGAGATGCGCCAGGTGATTGATGGGCTGCGGAAGCGGCACGAACCCACGGAAGAAGAGTGGGCGATCATCGACGAGCTGGACCGGACTGGTAGCTGGTATGGCGGCTTCAGCCAGCCGGGATTCTGGGAGCTTCCCCCTGAAGAGCGAGAGTCAGAATTCTTCTACCTCAAGGGGCTGATGAGAGAGCACCGCAAACGAGAACAGAGCAAGTAGCACGGACCAGCCAAAACAGAACGCAGCAAAGTACGGTGTCGCATGAGTTCCGAAGCCATCGAGTACCTGATCAGACGCTATAACGTTGACGTCCGCTACAACCGCCCTATCAAGAGCGTTAGCAGCCTGTATGTCCATCCAGGGTGCATGCCCATCCTCTCGGTCCGCGAGGGCCTTGAAGGCCGCGAGAGAGTCGAAGCCGTGGCCGTCCAACTCGCGCGCCTGATGCTCGGGCATTCTGGCCGCCGGTTCCTTTGGACCCATGAGCGCCAGGACCGGAAGGAATGGCGCCAGGCCCTGCGAACCGCGGCGCGCCTCTACATCTCGGACGAGGACATGGACCGGGCCGAGCGCCGGCACTACGACCCCTGGGAGCTGGCCGACGAGCTCGACGTGACGGTGCGCCTGGTGCTCGTCCGTGCCGAGGAGTGGTTCCAGCAGGCCGGTCGCGTGGTGTCCTTTGAGATTCGTCGCTCGGTGGATGAGGCCATGTTCGCCTGGGCTGGGGGCGAGGGATGGTAGCTGCCCAACAGGGGCGTATTTTTTTACCCGTAGAGGTCCAGAATTTTGGGCAGCTTGGTAAAAGCTGGTGAAAAACTGGTTGGAAACTAGGGTCTGGATATGCCCAAAAACTCAGATGATGCCAGGCTTTTCTATTGATTGGGCCAGAATTATAGACGGAGGAATCGACCAAATGAAACGTTGCCATATCGCCGCCCTTGCGGTCGCCGTGCTGTCGATAACTGGATGCGAAAGCAATCTGTTGGGTCAACTTACGGGGGCCAACTCACTTGTTGGCTCACCCCAAGCCTCTGGATCCCTCAATCCGGAGGTTCCGGTTGTTACGACGGTCAGAACTTATGAGAAAAGTGCCGTACTTCTCAGGGATAATTCGTTCACGTTTTTCGACGTCTGGCGTTCTGCGAACTTGGACATCCGTACTGGGGAAGAGGGATCCTCTAATGATTTTGGTCAACTCGTGTTTCAGGCGCATGCCCGTCTTGGATCGGGAACTTCTCTAAAAGATGGCTTCTTCGTCGTCCCGAGGCAGTATTCGAACGCAGACATGCAGGTATCCTTGGGCGCCATCGACAAGGGCGCGGTCGAGCTTGCTTCGGTGACCGAGGCTCCGGAATTCGGCTACTCGGCGAGTACCGAGGGAACTCGAAACTTTGTTGAGCTCAAGGCAGGCAATCTCTACATTCTGCGGGTCAAGGCTGATGCGGGCGCAAACACCTATTACGCCAAGCTGTTCGTGAAAGACCTCGAATCAACCAAGATCACTTACACGCTCGTTACTCAGACGATGGCCGGTGATCGCAAGTTCTAACCCCATGAACTTCACCCGCCAGCCTCTTACAGAACTCCGACGAGTTGCGGCACGAAGGCCGACAGGACCAGCATGCAAACCGTAACCAGAAACCATGTCATGGCCCGGCCGAGCATCCGGTTCTTCTTGCGGATGATCGGCTCGTTGTGCTCGGTGTAGGTTATCAGCGCCTCCAGGAGGAACCGGCGGGTTTCGGATGGTTTCTCGGGGACCTGGTGGTCCCAGAGGTGCCTCGGCTTCGCATGGGTCAGGAAGTCGCTGGTGCGGTATGCCCTGAAGGCGAAGTAGAGCGTCAGAACCACCGGCACCGCCCAAAGCGCGGGAAGCCAAGGAGGGCCAGGTCGAATACCAAGCGCAGCCACGGCGATGCCCGTGAAGCCAATCAGCGACTGCGCCTTGGTGTTCGCGGTCGAGACGTCGTCCATCTGCATCTTGAGCGTGTTCCGCACGTCGTCCAAAACCAAGTCCAGAGAAAGGAAATTTTCCGTCGTGAGTTCCAATTCATCCTCCCGTCCGCCAATGCCGCCCGTCAAGCCACCATCGCCTGGCGCCAATGGTAACAGCCAGCGATCTGGCGGGCAAGGCACCTCCAAGTAACCCCATGCGCTTCATCCATCATCCTCGCCTCCGGATCCTGCCCCAAGGTTCCCCAGGCCTGCTAGAAGCCAGCTGGATCGAGCCCCTCGTCGAGCTCGTTGAGGCCGGGTTCTGGTGCGCGACGGTGGACGGCCCCTGGTATACCTGCCCATGAACTTCACCCGGCAAGGCCGAGCCCTCTCCGCAGAGCTGGGCCAGGTCTATCGTGGCACCCGCCTGGTGGTCGTGTTGCACCCTAGCAATCGCCGGTATCATCAACCGTCCTGCTACCACTACGATCCCAGCCTGCCGCAGATAACGTTGCGTAAAGCTCGCCAACTTGGCGGCCAGGCTTGCGGAATCTGTTGCCCGAATACGCGTTTCGGCTTGTAGCCGCTATCCGCTTCCTGAGAGGATCGTGGGCTCTTTGGTCCAAGATAACCGACTTTTCAAGCCTGCGAAAGTACCGAAAGCTGGACCAAGAACGAGTAATCACCAGGGTTTCAATCTCTTGAGGCCCGGAGCTATAATCCGATCGCCTGCTTGCTTCTTGTCCGCTAGCCCGTGATCAGGCTGGCGGATTTTCTGTCTGATACTAGGCAGGAAAGGATGGCCCAAATGAGCGACCCAATTTTCTTTGCAATTAGCATCGGGCTCTTGGCCGTGGTCGCCTGGTTTCTCGTCTCAGTGAATGAAGGACAGAAGCAGATCGCCGAGGGAATAGCCCACATCATCGGGAATCCAACTGAGCGTGAGCGTAAGGACGCCACAAAGCTTGCTCAAGGCATTCGGGAAGAGCAGGCACAGGCTCAAGCATCCTCCAGGGCTCTGATTGAGCAATCGATACGTCAGGCTCAGCAGCAAATCGAGCTGCAACAGCGAACTGTGTTCCTGCTTGAGCAAATTTTGGCCGAGCAAAAGGACCAGAGCAGACAGAAGGCATCAACCTAATTTTTGTTAGATTGGCACCAACTATAGGAGATTACTCAATTGGCTGTTAGACGTAGACTTATTAAATTTGCTGTCGGTCGTATTAATTTTATCGATTGGAAAGGAGGAGAAGACGACTACGAAGGTAAAAGCGCATTCTTGATCGAAGCTCTACGTCTAGGTAAAGAGTATCCTGTTTTCAAAGATAAATCGCAAAGAGATATTAAGTACACTTGGCTCGTCTTAGACTTCCACCACGATATTAAAAAGAAGTTTATTTTTGGCAGACTTGTTAAAGAAAGAATGGAAAGCGGTAGCGCAAAAATTGACAGAAAGTCAAGAAAACTGCTTTTAGGCGAGACGACCGAAGCAGTAACTTACAAGTATGTCAATTTCGCGCTAGATCTTGAATCTCATATTGTCATCTTTGAAGAGCGCAGCCCGATATACCAAGAAGACTTCAGAAAAGCGCTTGCTGGGATCTACAATCCGTCTCCTGACATCATGGACGCCCCAATTGCAATTGACTTGGTCGTTTCTGAGCAGGATGTATACGCCTTCGTTGAAAAGGTAGACCGCGTCACAAGTATGCGGCTTCGGATCATTCCCTCTAACCCTCATCCCAAACGAGCAAATGAAAAGGTCGACAATGCGCTAAAGCAGCTTGAAGCTGAAGCAGCAAATATCGACATTAAGGGTCCTGCCGGCCTTCACATCGACCCCAACGAAGTTGACAACCCCTTTACCCAAGCACTGTCGCATGCTGCAGGGGGATACGGGGATATTGACCTTGCAGCCGAAAAAGATGGCAAACCCGATACCTTTAGCTCCAAAAAGAATTATCGGAAAACCTACTTCGAGCGTGCGCTGGAGTCCGCCCCTTCCTTCATTCAAGATGTGTACGCAAAATTGCGGGAAGCGGTGGACGCCGTTAACGAAGAAGGTGTAGTGTCTGACGCTGAAGTCCGGCAACAGGAAACCTAGTTGATTCGAACAATTGTTCGGTAGGTCGGCCAATTCTTGGGTATATTGGTGCTATGCAAATTGTCTTCTTCAAGAAGGACGACCTAAACGAAATACTAGGAAGCGCTGATTTTTGGTGGGCGCTGGTGCTAGCTTTGGCACTAAGCGCCTGCTTGCTATTTGTGCCAATTCCCCCGGATCAAAAGGTCAGTGTTCTCGGGATTTTGGTTGCTATTTACATCACAATTGGAATCGGGCTATTTAGCGTAATTATTGCATCATACGCAATCTTTACCGCATTAATGGAAGCAAAATTTCTAATATTTCTTGAAGAGATACAAGCCTTAGATGGCTACCTTTGGAACTTTTCATTCACAGCCAAGCTTTCAATTTGGACCGTCGTAACAGCCTTGATTTTGGTGGTTATTTATTCGGCGAAACTTATTTGGACTTGGCCAATCTGGGCTAAAGTCATAATTAATTTTCCATCAATGTTCTTAGTTCTTTTTGCGCTATTTGCATCTCTAGAACTTACAAAGACAATTACTGGATTCCTCAAACGACGCGCAAGATATTACAAAGCCATTGATGCCCTTGAGAAGAAAAAGACGCAAACGGATAATTCTGAACAACCTAGTCCTTAACGATCGTCCGTAAACGGGCCGCCCAGGCGTCGAGCGCTTGCCGTTTCTCCGTGTCGTATGAGTGCCTCTCATAGACGGCCGTCACCCCGCTCTCGACGTGGTTCAGGATCTTCGAGATGACAAGCCGTTGAATCCCCATGCTGGCCATGTAGCTCGCGGCCGTCCGACGTAGGTCGTGCATCACGAAATCCACGTCCTGGCCATCGTTCGCCCTCTTAATGGCCTCGTGGGCCCGGGCCACGGCCTTCTTCACGTTCGATATGTGCGTGATGACCTGGTGCCCCTCATTGTCACGATCAAGCCTCGGGCTCGTGAATACCCAAGGGCTACCCTTCTTGGCTTTCGCCTTGAGCTGCTCGAGGATGGCGATCGCCGAGGCTGACAGAGGCACCCGGTGGCTCAAGCCGTTCTTCGCGCGCTCAGCAGGGATGGTCCACCACCCGCCGGCCAAGTCGACATCGGCCCAAGCCATCGACTCAACTTCGCCGCCGCGTTGCGCGGTGATGAGGCGAAGCTTGAACATTTGCCCCATCATGGCCCCCAGCGGCGATTCCTTCCCGTCCTCGGTGAACGCAATTGCGCCGAACGCCGCCCAGACTTTCCGGATTTCATCCTCGGTCAGCACCCGATCCCGCTGGTTCTCGGACGCCACAGGCTTCACCTGGAGGCATGGGTTGTTCTCGAGTAGGTCGCGACTGATGGCCCAGTTGAATACCTTGCGGGTGAGGGCCAAGGTACGGTTAGCCGTGATAGGGGCACCGCGCTCGGCAATCCCATCGAGAAGGGCAATCACGTCGCGCCGCTTAATCTCGTGGGCTTTGCGGTTCTCCCAGGCAGGTAGCAGGTCCTTATCGAGCATCCGCTGGTCTTGTTCCCACGATCGCTTTTGCTTCATGGCATAGCGCTCGATGTACTCCTTGGCGATGGCCCCGAAGGTCGGCGCAGCCTTGGCAGCTTCGCGTTTCGCCGCGGGGTCTCCGCCAGCCTTGAGGTCATCACGGATGGCGTAAGCACGCCCGCGGGCATCGGCCAGGGGCATTTCCGGATACTCGCCGATCTTGAATCGCTTGCGATCGGCCTCACCCTTCGGTCGATAGATCACTTGCCAGATCTTCGACCCCGATCGTGATACCCTAAGGACCAGGCTAACCCCTCGGTCCATAGCCAGGTCGTACCAGTCTTCTTGGAGCTTGTCGCTCTTGATCTTGTGGACCCAGGTGGCAGTCATCGCGATTTTCGGCAT